TGCGGTTACTTGTGCATCTACGTATGCTTTGATAGATTGTTGAGTTGCTAAAGCTGTTGCACTATCACTTGACAAATCATCTTCGTCTAAAATTGCTGTGACTGTCGAGCCTGAAGCTAGTACAAGACTGTCGATGTTCGCTGTGCCATCAATATATAAGTCTTTAAATTCTAAGCTACTTGTGCCTAAATCAATATCGCTATCAGTTACTGGTACGATAGCCCCATCTTGAATACGAATTTGTTCTACAGCAGCGCTGCTTACTTCTACATATAGACCAATGCGATTATTTGTAGAATCAACTTCTATTTTATTTAAGAAGTCTTGGTCTCCCATTTTACTAATGTTACCGCCCTGTCCTGCACTGCCATCGTGTGTGTGACCAGTTGTGCCAGAACTTGCATACGCAAAAGCATTTACAAGTTGATTATATTCATTATTAAAAAGAGAGGCAGAAATAAGGTTGCCGTCTGCAATTGTACTTTGTCTTGTATAGCTTGTACCTGCCATTTAATTATCTCCTGCCTGTTGGGACATAGTTTATGTATAAACCATTTATTGTGTAAGGTATTAAAGAATCTGAACTGCTTATTGTGTAATTGCTTGAGTAACAACTACCCTGTAAGTTTTGTCGCACTAATGGGTTTTCCAATGAACCGAAATAATCAGTTCCAAACGTAGCTGTTCCAAATGCCGCACCTGCTCTAACTTCAGGTAATGTGTAGGTTGTAGGCTGTGCTACATTTAAATCATCAAAATCAAACGTAACTTTTAAATCGGGCTGAGCAAAACCACCTGCAGTTGCATCGGGGCTAATTGAAAGCTTAGCATAATGTAAAGTTTTTCGAGTTCCTAAATCACCGAAATCCAAATAGGGCGTTGTATATGTGGCAGCTATATCAGAAGAAGACCCACCATATAAAAATGAATTGCCGGTATCGTGGTTATAAATATAGCCGTCTGTATCACCATGTACGATTTGTTCAACGCCTGTATTTAAAAATCCACTATCTACAGCTACAGCTTCGATACCTTTAGTTTCAGACCACTCAAAAGCTTGTCCAGTAAATGTACCTATAATTCCTTTTGATTCGCTGCCTGCTTGATTTGGATTATGATAGTATAATCTGTATTGAGATTTAGAACGCAGTACAACACTTGTAATTGTTAAATTATTAATGTTATTTGTAATATTACTAATGATGCTTTGAATATTTCTACTTACAGAAGTCAACTCAACGTCACCAATACGTGCTGTACCCGCAAGTGTACGAATACCATCTGGACTCAAGAATACTAAGTCACCGCCAATTTCCTGAATGCTTTGACCATCTAAACAACCTACGTTTTTAGTAATAGGTACTATAGCTGTAGTGCTGTCATTAGCCTCTATGTTTATAAGGCGATAAATACTATTTCTACAAAATACAATACAATCGCCACGAAAACTTTTTAATCCTGTTACTTTATCTGCAAGACGTACAGAGCCTGAGCCTGCTCCTACAAAGTTATCTATTTCATGCAAGTGACTATAATAAACTAAGTTAGGGTCATTAGCAGTTCCTGCTACTACCGAATGATTGCTATGTATTGTTCCTACTGTTGGGGCATCATTGTTATTTATTGTTACTTCGTGTGCATAAAATGTTCTAGTATTTAATGCGCCAGTACCTGTCATATAAAAATAGTATGGTTTATTTGCACCATCACAAATAAAAACTTCACCATACGGAGATTCGCTTCCTTCATAAATACTTATAGAACATTGTCCTTGACCTGTTCGAGAAAGTATAGAACGACCTGTAAAGGCAGTATAGTTATCGCCACCACTATGAACAGCGACACGATTTATTTGCAGCCAAGTAGCTCCGTCATTGCTAAAGAAAATATCTGTTCCACTACAAACTATTACACCATCTGCGTATGTTTTAATTCCTAATACAGTATTTGCAGCATTAGGTCTAGCTGCTGAAGCACCACCAAAAGCTGTGAAGCCATTAATTCTTCGATAGCCGCCATCGGGGTCAACCTCAAAATTACGCAGCGTTGTTGCAATTCCGGGTTGTCGTAGCATTTCTATTTCGCTAATGTTGGTATTTAAACCACCCTTAGACGAAAAACCAAAAGGTTGAGAAGCTGCCATAAATTAAACTCTTTTTATTCTATCGTCAGTAAAATAGAACGGAGTAGGCTCAATAAGATTCGAGCGCATACTGCGTAAACCTTTCTTATAATCATCCATAGCAAAAGAAGCTGCTTGTGGATTATCTTTAAACTGATGAATATAATATCTTGCACGAGCCAATAATACTGTGCTATACATTTCAGGAAATACTATCTCATCAGTATAAGCAGTTAGTTTAGTGGGTAAGTTCCAAGCATAAAACCATACTCGATATACTTTATCTGGTATTGGGCTAAGTCCAAACTTTCGTGAGTCAGGACTTCTAATTACTCTGTCGGGTTCTCCGTATGCTTGAGTATCTTCATCATCTAAGTTTTCTGCAACTCGTCTATATCTTTTCCAGTCTTCTAGAGTTGTATATCGTAGGTTACGCCCAACATAGGGAGATGTTTCGCCCGAAACGCCTACTGTAGTTAGATAGAAGTTGTCCCAATCTATTGAGCCGTAGTCATCCTTAATTGAATCGCTAGAAGCCTTCAGCTCATAAAATCTTTGTCCGGCTACTGTTTCTACATATACGTTTCCGTACATCGGGTCGGTTGCACCGCTTTCACCCGCAGATAGAAAAGGCCATTGTGGTTCTTGGTTTATAATATCAAAGTATGCTTTGTTTATAGAATCTTTTACGTGTGCTTGTATGCCTACAGCCGTACTAAAATCAGAAGCAGTCAAAACTACTTCATTCATTTCTCTTAAAAGCTCATTAGTTAAATCTAAGTAAGTCGTTGCCATAGGTTATATTGCCTTTAAATTTGTTAAAGATTGAGGGGCTTTTACACCCCTCTCTCTTGTTAGATTATGCTTAGTCGACAGTATAGAATGCACCAACCAATACTTCAGGTCGCAAGACCTTAACACCGAATACGTGCAAACCACGACAGATGTCGCCAAAGCTATCTGGGTCACGGATAACTTCAGTGCTAGTGATGGTTTGTGCAGTACAGATAGCAGAGATGTGACCTGCCATAATCTTACCAGTAGCTGTAGTAGTTGCTGCTACGTTGTTAGATTTGTACATGCTGAAACCACGCAACTTGCCAGAAGTAACAAGACCATTGCGGATAGAGCCTTGTCCGGCATTGAAGTCTACAGAAAGTAGTTTCGAGCCAGAACGAGATAGCTCCTCATAGAAGCTAGGTGGAGCTACTACCCAACGACCTTCTTCAGGTACGTTTTGGTCATCCAATAGCTTAGCCATACGAGCTAGTAGGTCAAGGGCATCAACGCCAGTGCCATCAGAACCAAGAAGGTCAACAGAGGCAGTGGTTTCGTTAAGGCCTGCAGTACCTGCTGCAGCATCTGCACCGATAATGTGGTCGGGGCTAGAAGCAGACAAGCCTGCAAAACCTGCAGCGATAACAGCAGCATCGAAAGCATCACGCAAAGCGTAAGCAGCAGATGAAGCTGCAACTTCTTTGAAGTTTACGTGAGACATAGAAGTTTCGATGTCATCTACGATGAACTTAAAGGCGTTAGCAGTATCGACTACTAGGTTTACTTCTTGGTCAGTTAGCTTAGTAGCAGTAGTGTTGCTGCCACGAGTGTAAGAGCTAACGCTAATTACTGGCTCTTTGATGATTCGTACAGAATCACCGAAAGCAGAGATTTCGCCTTCGTAGTCAGTGTTGGTGATAGCTTCTGCAACTGAAGCTTTACGGAAGAAGTTAAGTACCTTCTTCGAGTAAATCGCAGGCAAGAAGTAAGAGTTAGCTTGACCTGAAACCGAGTTTGCAAAGTTAGCATCGGTATCCGTAGTGGGTTCAAAATATTGAGCCATGATTATTTCCTCATTAAAAAAGACTTAGTTTATTAATTGACTACTCTGCCTTCCATAATGGCTTTGTCGATTTCTTTTTCATATTTATCATACTCAGCCATTGACAGGGCAGCAATTTCCCTTTGTGTCCAAATTTTCGGCTGCTTGGCATCTACGCTTGTGGTTTTTGTAGAAACCATATCAGCAGCAGAAGCTTTGGCTGAAGTTTGTGATTTTTGCTTAGCACTTGTTTGAACTGTTTGGATATTGTTTTCTAACTTGTACAAGTCTATCGCTTTGACTGCTAAATCTACATTATTAGGATTGTTGTATATCCAATCTTGAATTGACTCAGGTTGAGCCTTTGCCCAAGCATGGAACTCGTCACTCTTTCTAATATCGCCAAAGTCAGGGTGCTTTTCAGCAAGCGTTAGTTCTGCTTCCTTACGTGCAATCCTAGCTTCACGCTCTTCAAGAGCTGTGAGTCTACTATCTTCTCTAATTTCAGGTTGTTCTGCTTCAAGAGCCTGAGCTTCTTGTTCAGCTTCTATTGCTTCCTCGTGACGTACAGACTGTTCAACTTTCTGTGTCATTCGAGCTTCGGCTTCAAGTTCCTGCTCTCGCTGTTTGAACTCACTAATCTTAGAGTCATAATGTTTCTTTAAATCGTCATAGCGTTTCTTGTAATCTACACTATCCTTTTCGGCAGGGGCTTCTTTAGAGGTGGCCTGCTTCTTTTCGTAGTAAATTCCTTCTGCACTTTCAAAGGGTACATCATCTGCACCATAGTCTTTGTTCATGTTGTAAGGGTTTGCTACTGGTTCTTGTACTTCTTGTGCTTCGCTCATATCACTGCTCCTTTTGGGGCTTGTCGTCTTTTCTAGGTAGCTATTACGTTGCGCTTTACGGAATAGGGCTAGATACTACAAGGTGGCCTCTAGGTTAAAATAAAATGATAAGGGGCTGTAAACAGGTAGCCTTATCGTTGCTTGCGTACACTGGGCATTGGATTTGATAACAACATTTGATTGTGAACATCTTTATCCATGTCCTTCATTTCATCTGGAGTTAAAATACCACCCATGTACTTTTTCATCAGTCCACCATCATAAGCACGTTCAGCATCATCCATCATTTTTTGGAGATTGTCTACGCCTATTTGGTCGACTGCTTTTTTGGTGAAAACAAATTCACCATCCGATAGCCTTGCGGGTATCGAATCTGATGTGCCAGTGCCGGGGCCATTAACAGCTCCGTCACCTGCAAATTCTCCGGCAACATCCATAATCTTGTCAAAGATACTGCCTAACTGCTTATCGCCCTCTAAGGCTGATAGCAAGTAATCTTGTTCTTTTTCGTTTAAAGATTCTGACAATACAAACTCTGCATAATCTTTTTCCATTTCAGCATCAGGCTTTTGTGAGGCTTCTACGGCTGCTTTTTCTTCTGGGCGAATGTTGTCGTATGTATCGACAGGCATACCGCCTTCTGCAAGCATGTTAGTTTTTTTCTCT